CTACAGATACTCTCAATTTACTGTTAGAGCTACAGGAGCCTCAATTTACTGTTAGAGCTACAGGAGCCTCAATTTACTGTTAGAGCTACAGGAGCCTCAATTTACTGTTAGAGCTACAGGCTCAATTTAAATTCAGAGCTAGAATTCCGGACAACAACGTCTAAGCATTGTTAACAACTGCTATCGGTTCAATCATCTCAACCTCATACTGGATATAAAGCTGCCCAGCCCCAACAGGGGAGACGGGCCCAGCCTCAAACGCGTAAACCAACTCTGCAGGGCAATATAAATTGCCCGAGACCGTTGGAGTCAAAGGAGGAGAGAGAGCTGATAGGTTTGTTGAGGTGATATATGCATACCACGGCTTGTCAAACCTAGTCACATCAAGAACTGATACTATTGATCCGGGGGGAGGAGACAGATAAGGCTTTTGCATCAACTCTGCACCTTCCCACCCCGCCCAGGCTGGTCCCGTTGTATATGCGTACAACATGGACATATTAGCCGAGGAAGTAGGGTTAGGGTCGGTATCATCGTACTGATAACCCATGTGAAAAGAGCCGCTGGTACCAGTGGAAGCCTGAGGAATGTAAATCACTCGAAGGCTCAACCACCTCCATTTGCTGAAATTCGCTGCTATGCCACTTAACCATGGGAGGGTCGAGGGAACCAGGCGCAACACAGCTGCCGTAAAGGCAGTTGTAGTCGCGACACCCGAAATCTGTTCGGTGTTTATGAGGCACACTGACCCCGACCCATTTGTACTAATGCTAGGTTTCGGGCGACCAAGGATTACCCCAGCCGCTGCCGGCGGGGCCATCCGATTGACCACCGAGTAACCACTCCGCAAACCCCTCGAATCTATCTCCATTGGGATTGGACCACCCCGTCGCCTGCGTCGAACGCGGCGGCGGGTTTTCAAGGACACAGTCTCCACCACCCGAAGGGCAGGGACCGTTCTGTTCAGTCTGCTTATCTGTGATCTTTTCCTCTTCACCATCTTTGTCAGGCCCCAAACCAACCCGACATACATATCTCGAAATTTTCCCCCAAAGGGGATTTCCTTTAAGTTCAGCACTCAAATCAGAATATTGTGGATTAGGGGAACTAAAGAACTTCACTAAAGTCTTAGGCCACGAGGTTAACCAACATGTGCCGTTTCCAAAATAGTGTGAACAGAAATTCACTCCTTTAAGTTCATAGCACGAGGTTACCTCGCATGCAACATAATCCTTACACTCATGCCCAAGATCCCCGTATTTTAGTTTGGCGTCTTCAACATAACCCTCCACAGAGTCATCACCCATGGCTATACACCATGGCGCCCCAATGATTTTGGCCATCAAGCACCGAATACGAGAATTCGTA